TGGATGTTCCTAGGCCTCCTGAAGCTCGTCCGCCAGTCGCAAAACCCTGAGCAATACCATCATGACTCCGCGCTTGACTTCGTGGCTTATGCGTCGCTGTACGCAGAGGCTGCTAGTGAGCAGTGTGGGCAGTTGGAGGCGCAGCTTGAGGTTGATGCTTCAAATATCAACTCTGACATTCCGGAAGAAATTGATCTAAAGAAAGCACCAGAGTGGGCTGGCTGGCTGGCCCTAGATGGGGAAGGCGCACACTGGTTTGAAGATGAGCCTGAAGATGAAGAGGGAGATGGCAGTTACAGCTTTCCTCGCGGAAGATATGAATGCATTGATGAAATTAGTCGCCCTATGAAGAAAATCATGGTCCCAACGAGCACAGCCAAATGACCGAATACAACGAGCAGCGCGTAAAGGAAGTCATGGGCATGTTCTCCAATAACCGGAAGATGGCTGAGGAGCTTGAGGTTAGCGAAAGGACTATGCGGCGGTGGAAGGCTAAGCTGGCTGTGTCGGGTTACTCGCCTGAGCATGATATGACGCGCCAGGTCCCTGATGGGTTCAAGGTGCGTGGCGTGTCTAGCCTGTACAACAAGGATGGCGTACTGTCGGCACAGTGGGTGAAGTCTTCTGCCGACGATGAACGCCGCTACGAGATGATGCTTGAGGCATGCGAGGCGCTTAAGGAAGATCTGCCAGTCTTACTGCCTCGTGCGTATGCCGGCGAGTTCCTGCCCGATCTTATGGCTTGCTACCCTATCGGCGACCCACATATTGGCGAGTACATCTGGTCCGAGGAGTGCGGCAAGAGCTGGGATTTGGCAATCGCTGAGCGCATGCACTGTGGAGCAATGGCTGCGCTTGTAGAGGCCGCGCCGCGCACTGAGAGCTGCACAATCGTAAACCTTGGTGATGCAGCGCATTATGATTCAATGGCTGCTGTTACGCCTCGTAGCGGCCACCACTTGGACGCAGACAGCCGATACGCCAAGATGGTTCGAGTTCTGGTCAAGGTAATCCGTCAATGCATCGAGACGGCGATGACCAAGCATAAGACAGTGCATGTGATTAACGTCCCAGGTAATCATGATGAGACTGGCGCTCTCTGGCTGTCGATTGCGCTTGACCATATCTACGAGAATGAGCCTCGTGTGACCATCGACACTAGCCCTGCGTTGTTCAGTTACTTCGAGTTCGGCAAGAACCTGATTGGCACGCATCACGGTCATTCGTGCAAGGCGGATAAGCTTGGGCAGGTGATGGCAGCAGATCAACCGCAGGCATGGGGGCGCACTGAGCATCGGGCCTGGTGGACTGGCCACGTTCACCACGAGAGCAAGAAGGAGTATCCAGGCTGTACGGTGGAGACGTTCAATACCTTGGCGCCTGGTGATGCCTACGCTACTGCTGGCGGTTGGAGATCGCGGGAGAACATGAAGTGCGTGGTATTACACAAGGAATTCGGTGAAGTCGCACGGCATACGGTGCATCCGTCCATGCTTCACTGATATGCATCGCATTTAAGACTTGACCTGCTGAAAATGCAGGTCTAATCTTGCTGAAATTAACGAGTGGAGGTGGGTATGTACATATCGGGAGCAATTCTTACATTTATAGGCGGAGTCGTTTTGGCTCAAGTTGGTTTCGGATTAACGACATGGCAATACTGGGCTATAGCAGTTCCTCTGGTTGTCGGGACTGTTTTGATGGGAGCATCTAAGTGATAAACGTAATCGTAAAATGGCAATCAGGCCCGCCATCAACCTTCAAACCCGGCCAATTCCTCCTATACGAATCCGGAGAATACGCGCTGGTAGGCAGCAACACAGCTATCACGTCAACGCAGAAGATCGTCAAGCACACGACGCTGATTGAGGCGCATGAGTTGGAGTGGTTGCAGTCGATGGCTGTGCAGCGGTCGTTGGGGGTGTTGAAATGATCGAGTACAAAAAGTATGGTGATGCGCTCACCGATCCGCCAGTATATATCGGTTGGCGCGATTTTGTTGGATTCTTCGGTACTGAGGTTTGTGACGCCACAGACCTAGAAGACCATCATCTAACAAACTATCAGGCTGTCATCGTAAAGCTGCATGGCACATGGGAGTCGAACAAAGCAAGCGCTCAAGCGAATGGTGAGCTGATTAAGGCTCTGCGCAAGAAGATCAAGAAGGCAAAGAGGCATCTGAAATGACAACCCTAATCGCAATCTATCTCCTGTTCGGCGTGGTCAGCTACTGGCCCATGGTCTACTTCTGGCTGGACAAGGAAGAGTTAGCTACAGGTCAATGGCACCACTGGGCAATGGCTTGGGCAATGTGGTGCATATCCTGGCCGTACTGGAACGTCATGAATGCTTGGTATTGGTGGAGGGCGAAGAAGTGAGCGAGAAAATGCGAGCAGAGTTCGAGCGCTGGGCTGTAGCGGATAACAAGTGGCTGATTGACCAGGATTCGTTCGGTAATTACATTTACGGTTTTGTCAGAGATGCTTGGGGCTCATGGCAGATGTCTCGCGCGTCTATAGAGGTCAAGCTGCCTAGATTTGATGACTATCCGGCCAGTATTGAGCTAGAAATGCAAAAATCTCTTCGTGAAGTATTGGAGCCTATCGGCCTAAAGGTGACGCCATGACCACAATCAACGACCTAGAACAAATCAACACCATGGCAATGATGACCATGTGCGAGCTTGGGTATGCGCGGTATGAGCGGTTTCGTGCAGGGTTAAAGATGGACGACGAGGCTTGCGATAAGCTGCGACAGTTCATTCACTACAACGTTGATAGGGAGCACGAGCTAGAATTGAGAATCCGTGTGGCGCCGAAGTACAAAACTGTGTGATAATACAAACCAAGCGATTCCCCCTCATCGCTTACTCCAACCTTTGGCCCATCGTGAACCGTCCGATGGGCCTTTTTTATGCGCGTTTTTACGCAAAACTGCCAGAATATTAGCGTTTTTATGCATGTGTTATCATTTTTACATCCGGTGACAATGCCAGCGCATGACCTGAAATCCTGTTAGCTTCTGGATACAATAAGAGTGCGCTAAATGCCGACTCGCTCTATAAATCCAGATTCGGCGCGCTGGATGCCAGCAAAGCAGTACGGATATTACGTTCATACGCGGCGTAATACGTTGGCGAGGTAGCTCAGTCCGTTCAACCGGGATGCTAGATTCACAAGGGCCGACCACGAGAGAGGTACAAGTCTAGTAGCGTTACCGAATGATTTAGGCTCTTGAAGCACCGCAACACCGCCCCAAGCCTATGCCCAGAAATGGTTATGCTCAAATCGGGGCTTTTTTACGACCACGAAAATAGTAGTTGACGCGGAATCCTGGCGGGCGTAGATTTGGCTAATCGAAACGAATCAGCCGGAGCAAAACAAAATGACTACTTATACCGCCGCCCAATTTGCACAATCGCCAGCATTCATGGCAATCGCTCTGGAAGACGCTCTTAAACTGGTAGCTAAGACCAATGGTCAAACATTCGAATTGGCTTGTGAGGCTTTCGCACTGGAAGTACCTAACGTAATGTCTGAAGTAGGTAAGCTGGTTGCAGCTGCCTGCCAGCACTGCGCAGAAGAAGCAAATGCAGGCCGTATGTGGGCATGAGCAATATCACTTGGGGCCTGAATGGATTCAGGCTCGCAACATTGGTGTGCTCGCATTGCGGAGCGGTATTTGACAGAGATTTAAACTTCTCTGAATTGATGGAGGCAAAAGAAAAGGTAGAAAATAGTCACCACTGCACACCATCTAAGCCGTGGGATAGAAAACCACAGAAGCCCTCTTAACCGAGGGCTTTTTATTGCCCGCGAAAAAGTGATATCAAAAAGCTACCGAACCGAAAATGCTATCATCGGTCAAACTAGGTACATTCCTTAAACCCCAGACTCTCATGAAGCCAAATAAAATGCCTGACTCCCCTAACGGCTGGTTTAACCTGCTGTCGAATATGCCAGGACCACTTCAGGCATTCGGCGCAGCTATCATCACTGCGGTTCTCCGCGTCTACTATGACAAATCAGAGACGAGCTGGCAGCGCGTAGGCCTGGAGGGTGCGTTGTGTGCCTGTCTAGCTACCGGGCTGTCTATGGTCAGCGCTTACTTCGGGCTTCCTGAGAACTCAGGCGTGTTCATCGGCACATTCGTTGGTTTCATTGGCGTCATTAAGTTCCGTGAGTACATGGGTAGGCTGCTGGATAAGAAGTCGAGCTGATATACTAGCCTCCACAATGGAGGCTTTTTAATGGCTAATAGACCAATCGTTCACACAGGGGATAAGACCTCTACTGTCGGGCGCTCAAGAATGTTTGAGACGCCTGATGATTTGATGGCTGCGTGCCAAGAGTACCTAGACTGGAACAGCGCTAACCCTCTAATGGAGGAAAAGCCGTTCTGCTTCCAAGGCCAAATCATCATGGCCGAGATTCCTAAGCCTCGTGCGCCTTCCATCGTTGCCCTCTGCACCCACCTTGGCATTCACCGTCATACCTGGCAGAACTATCGGATCAGTGAAGAGTTCGACCTTGTTTGCGAAGAGGTTGAGGCTCGTATGCGCACCTATAAATTCGAGCGCGCAGTTGCAGGGCTAATGAACTCGACGCTCATTGCCAGGGATCTTGGCCTTGTTGACAAACAAGAGGTTAAGCATTCCAGTGACGGCACCATGCTGCCGACACGAATTGAATTGGTTTCAGGAAAAGAATAACCATTAAGCGAGGACGTTAGTGGTAAAATAGTGTTTTACGGAGAACACTATGAAGCATCAGATTCAGCCACCAATGCGCGACCTCGAATATATCAAAAGTCGATTCGATTACGATCCGGAGACTGGCCTCCTAAAGTGGAAGCCGGTTGCTGATAACTCGTCTGGCTGGAACACAAAATACGCTGGCACCTACCCATCGGCAACGGATTCATTAGGCTACATCAGAGCAAAGATCACTCTAGGAGAATGGAGCGGTTATTGCTCGGTCCATCGGATCTGCTTTTTCATCCATAACGGTTATCTGCCTGAAGTCGTCGATCACATTAACGGAGACGTCAAGGACAATAGAGCGTGCAATCTTCGTGCGGCAGACTTTGAGCGCAACACGTGGAATCGAAAGCCGAATGATGGAACGCTTACTGAGAGAAAGGGCGTGACCGCAATCAGATATCAGGACGGACCAAGCCAAGGTCAGATATGCGGATACACCGCACGTATAGGTCACGAAGGCACTCGCGAGTACCTAGGGTTTTTCAAAGATTATGAGTCGGCATCGATTGTTTATGATCGCCGAGAGATGGAGCTTCGGGCGGAGTATGTGCGGCAATGAGCACTGCGCAAATCAGAATCCCACCCAAGATGATGGATGTGTTCAAACCCAAGCGCGGGG